AGGTGAGGGGCTCTGCCGCTTTGCCGCTGCCGCCAACTTGCCCCCTTGACAACCTACCTGATTTGCGCTATAATAGCAGTCACTGATGCGGGATTAGCTCATCCGGTAGAGTGACTGCTTCCCAAGCAGTAGGTGGCGAGTTCGAGACTCGTATCCCGCTCCATCATAAGCTCGGATTTTAACGATAAAACGTTGAATCCGAGCTTTTTCTTTGCCTCGCGAAAATGGTTAAAAACCACCTATAAAGCCCTGTAAGCACTCGTAAACCTGTACGTAAACCTGTATAAAAAGCCCTGCATGGAGTACGAAAAACTCCACGCAGGGCTTGAACATTATTTTAGATCTTCATCTTCGGAAATTTTTTCTCCCGCGACGTCAACCTTGTTTTTCAGTACGGTGATGAACTTGGACAGCCACTCCGGGACAGGTGCTCCCATGCGTCCGAGGTTCTCAATGACGGAGAGAATCTCGTTCAGATCCAGCCACACGCAGACCATCGGGGCGACGATCGGGTGCGTGAAGGTGACGACGGTCGCGCCGATCGACAGCTCCGGCAGGGCGTAGACGAGCAGCATATCCACGACGAGACAGACGCCGACCTCGATCCAGTAGCCGACCTTCTTCACGATGCCACGCCGCCCGGCGTCGCTGGAAATGCCCTTCCCCTCGACGGCAGAGGCAGCGGAGCCGGTGATCCAGTCCGCGACGTTGAAGATCAGCAGCGCGAGGATCAGCCACGCGAGAGCGCCGAGCTTTCCCCACATAACGCCGAAGATGCCGCACACGAACACGGCGTAGGTTTTGACTTTGTCCATAGTTTTACTCCTTTGCGGTGTAGGCGCTTTGCGGATCCTCTCGGAGAACGGCTTGCAAGCCCGCGCAGGGCGTTCGATTGTGCGAGGGCGTAAACTTATACTCCCGCGTATTGCAACGCCTGCGCACGGCGCTTAGACCCACTCGCTAGAGTACAGCTTTTTGTAGGGATCGGTGAGCCCGCGATCCTTGCAGAGGGCGAGAATCGCGTCGGCGTCGCCCTGCGAGACGGGCCCGATGTGGATCTTTTGCAGGCGGGCGGCGGGAGCCGGATTCTCCGCCGGTTCTGCCGCCTGCTTTGTGTAGCCGTTGAGCCCAGCCGAGCGCATGATTGCCGGGTAGTCCTTGTAGGACACGTCGCAGTCGAGGGAGGAGCCGAAGCCCGCGATCCCGAGCGCGTTCTTGCTGGAAAACTGCCACAGTCCATTTTGCACAGCGTCGGTATCGACCGAAGTGTAGGCCGCTTCCCACTTATCGAACCCGGTCAAGTCGGACAGATTCGTATAGGTTAGGAAGAAATTGCGGGAACAGTAAACGGCGGCGTAATAGCCCGCCTGCTCCAGCGTTTCGAGTGCGGATTTGATGATTGCCGTGTTCTGTGCTTTGCCACAGTTCAAGTGGTAGTTTTCGTATTCCACGTCGTAGTAGATCGGGTACGCAAATTTGTGCCCAGACAGCATTTTTGCGACCTGCTGCGCAGTGATTTTCGCGGCGGCGGGGCTGGTATCATAGCAATAAAAGTACACACCAACGGGAACGCCGTACTTTTCGCAGGCGGCCAGATTTTCGAGGAACTGGCCGTCCATGTACAGGCCGCCCTTGCCGTGCCGGGCGGAGTAACCGATTCGGAGGATCGCAAAGCCGGGGGACGTGCCACCGTTCACGCGGCGGAGTTCGCTCGCGGTCTTTGCCCAGTCGATTTTACCCTGATGATGGGAGACGTCGATTCCGTAGATCTTCATAAATTAGATCATCCTTTCAGATATTGCAGAAATAACCTTTTGCGTCATGGTTTGGATCAGGTGTGCCGAGTCCGCGTGCCCGGCGTGACCCGACCAGCTCGTAAAGCTCGCGAGGAGCTGCTGCGCCGTCATGTCGCCGCGCATTCGGTAGCGGCGGATCCGGCGGTTCATGCGCTCGATAGAATCCTTGCGCACACGCTTATGATCCGGGTAATGCCGATAGCCGACGAAGTCGACGCCGTGCAGAATCTTATAGATCCGCGTTTTCGGGTTGAGCTCGAGTTTCAAGCGCTCACGGAGGAAGATCTCCGCCTGCGCGAGGCATTGCTCGGCCTCCGCACGGGTGTGAAACAGACAGACGAAGTCGTCCATATAGCGGTACATATAAGGGACGCGGAGCTGCTCTTTGAGATAGCGGTCGAGATCCGTCAAGTAGACATTCGCGAAAATCTGACTCGTGAGGTTGCCGACAGGGATCCCGACCGGGGCGTCCTTGCCGTTGTTGTCGATGTACAGATCGCAGAGTCGGAGAACGTCTTTGTCCTTGATGATCCGCCGGAGTTGCGCCTTCAATGTGCCGTGGTCGATGCTGTCGAAATAGTGGTGTATATCAGCTTTCAGCACCCAGACCTCGCCGCCCCACAGGCTGTACAGCTCGTGGTATTTGCGGGCGAGGACGTCGCTCGCGAGGTGGCCGCCCTTACCCTTTACGCAGGCGTAGGAATGATAATAGAAGCCGTGCATCAAGTACGAGCCAACGACGTTTATTAGAGCGTGTTGCGCCACGCGATCCCGGAAGGGCGGAGCACGGATCACGCGCTCCTTCGGCTCGTAGATCTTGAACGTGCGAAACCGCCCCGGCGTGTAGGAGCCGTCGCGGATCTCCGCTTGCAGTTTTAGAAGATTGCCTCCGAGATCCTCTGTGAATTTCAGCGTCGCGTAGGACATACGCTTGTTGCGCCGCGCCTTGCGATATGCTGACATGAGGTTCTCGTCGGTCGTTATTTGGTCGAAAATATTATTGATTCTGTGTTTACCCATCACACGTTGGCCTCTTTCAATTCCTTTACTTGCGGCTCGTCCTTTTGCTTTGTTTGCCGGATAGCCCGGACAGGAGATCGGCTCTGACTCTACAAGTAGAATCTCGGGAGGTAAGCCGTAGCCGACCTCGTCGTAATAAGTAAGTCACAGACGCCCCAGACGCCCACGTTCGTGTTGACGTTCCACGGGTAGTTGTTCGCATTGACAGCGCGGGAACCATCGTGTACACCGTTGTTCCAGTTGCCGCCACAGTTGAGCGCGTGCAGCGCGAGGCATAATAAGCCGACCCCCTACACAGCCGAAATGCTTCGGCGTATGCCTGTTTAAGTTGGGGGAAGCGTTTTAATCAGGTTTCCGATCATGCCGCCCACTTCGGAGATCCGCTTGCTCGCAACGAGGAATTGCTTCTCACTCAAGTAGTGCGCCCGCTGCGCAATATCCATGTAGTCGCGCAGCTCTTGCAGGCAGTTGTCGAGCTCGTAGACCTTGGCCTTCGCCTTGGACGACTTATTGATCGCTACGCAGAGCTCGATCATGTGCAACAGCTTACAGCGGCAATACTCGGAGAGCGCGTACTTCTCGTACTGCGGCCAGCTTTTCATTCTGTCGTTGAGATAGACGTACAGATCTTTGATTTTTTCTTTCGTGCGGAATGTTTCCATATTTCCCCCATAGTAGCCCGCCTTTTCAGGCGGGCATAGACAGATTACAGAGAGTCACAGACGCCCCAGACGCCCACGTCCGTGACGACGACCCACGGGTAGTTGTACGCATCGACAGCGCGGGAACCACCGCGCACACCGTCGCCCCAGTCGCCGCCACAGCGGAGCGCGTGCAGCGCGGTATCGCTCGGGATATAGGCGTCGCCGTAGCCCGCGCCGAGGACGTCTTTCCAGTCCCACGAGCTCGCGGTAGGATCGAGACACAGCTCGTCCACCCACTTCCAGACGTTGCCGACGAGGTCGCGGCAGCCGATGAGGGACGTCGCCTTTGCGATCGTGCCTGTCGCGTGGCGGCCGCTGTTGCTCGTGGCGCTCCACGCCTGATCGTTGCTGCCGTCGAGGCCTTCGGGCGAACCTTCGGCGGCCATGCAGAACTCGGCATAGGACGGCATACGCTTACCGCTGCGGCGCAGCTTCTCGAGCGCAATGTACCAGTTCAGTCCCTCCGTGCCGGTGATCGGCGTCGCGTTGTAGACGCTGCGCAGGCCGCCGTTGCCGTCGTCGCTTGAGAGGTAAATATCCGCCCAGATGCCGCCAGTCAGATAGACCATGCCCTCCGGGTCACACTTCGGACGCCAGAACGTAGTCCACACGCTGCGCGGCACAATGCCGATCGACACGTCCGCAATCGTGGCGCTGTTGCGCACCTGTCCGTAATGGAAGCCGCCGATCTTGCGGGAGGTCGCGGCGGTATAGCCTGCCGGGTATGTGCTGTTGAGGCTGATCTTGTACACTTCGTCAGAGATGCCGTCGCCGGGGTCGCAGCAGTAGACGTAGTAGTCTCGGCCGAACACGAAGGTGGAGCCGGTGTCGAGATCGGCGACCGTTAAGATCGTGGTTTTCGTCTTGAACACGCCGCCGCCGGTCATGGCGATCAGCACGTCCGGCGAGATCGTGAGCTGCTGCAAGGCGGACGCCTGCAAAAACTGCTTGACCGGCGCGACGATGTCGGTCACATTGCCCCATGTCTGCGCCGTGATCTTGGCGCGGGGGTCGGTCAGACTTTCAACGATATATCTGCTCATAATGCGTTCACAACTCCTTTAATTGCTTCGAGATCGGCGGTGGACAGCCCCATGCGGGCGGCGGCGGTGACGGGCGCGGGGATCAGCAGCTCGGCGACGTCGCCGGGAGCCTTGCTCAACTCGACGGTCGTTTCGTCCGGCTCGCCTTTCTCGTCCTTCGTGTGGTTCACGGAGGCGATCTTCGCGCCGGAGGCGGTCACGATCTGCCCGACGGCAGCCTCCGGGCAGTAGGGCAAGGTGCAGCTCTTGCCGTCCGCTGATTTGATCGGGACGTGCAGATTCGCGCCGTAGTCGATGCGGGCGAGCGAGTTCTCGATCTCCGCCTTTGTGATCCCACTGTCCGGGGTCTGCGCGAGCGCGATCAAGTGCAAGAGATCCTCTTTGGTCTGCAATGTTTTGGGATAGCCTTTCATAGGATAGCTCCTTTCGTTATAGCCTTACGGCTCCATAACCGCGTAGCCGGTATAACAGTTACCAGTCCACGCGGGGACGGCGTATTTGTGGGTCATAATGTCGATCTGTTTCTGCAAGTCGTCGATTTCGAGTTGCAGCTTTGCGGCCGGTGCGTCGGCGATCAGATCTTTCATTTCCTCGTACAGGGCGGCGTAGAGCTTTTTTGCAGCCTCGCCCTCTGCCTGCGCGTCGGCGGTGATGTACGCCCAGAACGCCGCCCACTGTTCGGCGAGCGCCTGCGTCGGGATCTTGGCGGCGGTGTCTACCATCAAGCCGCACACGGTCTCGTCGAGCCGCAAGTCGGAGATCGCGGCGTTCGTAATCTCCACGACACCGGCTCCGACCGTGACGGATGCGAGATAGATCTCGTCGTAGTCGTCGTCGCGCACAATGGCGGGCAGCTCCGGCGAGCTTGCAGGGGTTCCGGGCTTGACGACGATCTCGGCGAGGTTTGCAACTTTGTCGATCCGTGCGACGACGACGTCCTTGCGGGTGAGCGTTCCGTCCGCTGTCTGGATCGGCAGCGAGAGCGCCGTTTTTTGCAGGGCAGTCACGCCCCAGTATTCGCCCATCTTCAAAAAGCAGACACCGGGCGAGATCGTGACGTTCATTCCGCCGCCTGCGCTTACGCGGAGGTTGTCGTCGGTGGCAAACACGCCGCGCGAGCGCGTGACGTGTTCGAGGCCAAGCCCCTCCGCCTCGTATTCGGTGTTGTCGAGAGGGAAACATAACATAGAGATCAGCTCCTCAATGATTCAAAGTCGGACAGGATCGGGTAGACTTGCCGCGCGTTGTCCTCGTATACGAGCTTGACGCCGGAGACGCGGGCGCTCAATCGCAGGCCGAGAAAGTCTTTGCAGACGACCGGGACGCGATCTTCGAGGCCGTAGTTCACGCCGAAGCGCATCGGGCCGTCGACGACGGAGCACGAAATACTCTGCTTGTTCAGACATTCGAGCAGTTTCTCGACCCCGCGCTGATCCAGCAAGGCGGCGTATTCTGCCGCCGTGTAGGTTGCGTCGGTGTAGTCGTACTCCGGGTTGCCCTGCGCGTCGTATGTGCCATTCGGTGTGGCGATCTGGTAGGTCTTTTGCAGATCTTTTGCATCGACCCACAGCTCCCGCCGGTCGTCGCCGGAGGCAGAGCCAACGATTCTCACAACGCGATCCGCGCCCTCGCCAGCGCCGCCGACGATCGCTACGTTCTTGTAGTTGCTCGAGTCGTCCTCGAAGGAAATCTCGGTCAGATTCCCGGCGCGGTCTCCGAACACGCCGGAGTAGTTTGCGCTCCGATCGTCCGAACGGTCGACGCCCTTGTAGATCGTGAGCGTGTTCTGCCCGGTATGCCGGTTGAACACAGAACCGAAGCCAACCCCGGCCAGCTCTGCGAGCTTCTTCCATGCGTCGAGAACAGAGTTCCACGTTATTTGGGAGTCGGCTTTCTCTTCGTAGCCGTGGGCCGTTGGCGGCAGCAGGGACAGTCCGCGCCGGTTGTCGGTGTAGAGCTTTATCATAGCCGCCTCGATGTTGGAGATGTTGACCGTGCCCATCACGACGCGGCGATCGAGCATGGTCACGGAGTTGTATCCGCGAGCCTCTACGGTCAGGCAGCCGGAGGAATCGACCTTCGGCTTGAGGTATTCGACCGAGCCGAGCTCCATCGTGTCAGTGTTGAGAATCGTTGAGCCTTTCTGCACGAGCGCAGCGACAGCCGGATCGGAGATCGTAATCTGAAACTCGCCGGAGTCTCGGGAGTAGGTGAGCCACTGGATCGAGTCGTAGCCCTCCAACAGCCCCACGCGGGAGCCGTCTTTCCACATCTCAAAGGCCATTTACAACGCCCTCCTCCGCCACTACATACAGCCGGAGCCCCTCGCGGTTGCTCTGTGCTGTGTATCGCAGTATGTTGTCGCCCGGTTCGAGGCCGAGCTCAAGATCGGAGTCAATGTCGAGCCGATGGAAGGCGTCGGAGATCGTGCCGTCCTTATCGGTGAGAGTCGCCCCGCGCTGTCCGTATGCGGTGTTGACTGTGATCGTCTGCCCGGCGTATAACGTTCCGAGGATCCGTATGTAGGTACGGTCGCCGACGTGGTACAGCTCCGGCTCTGTGCAGTCCGTCACAGCTTTGAACACGGCCTTGATCGGGATCTTGACGTTGCCGGTGTTGCGGACGTTCGTCAGGTATGTGTCGGAGTATTTCGATATGTACCACTTGCCGCCGGTATAAAACGGCGTCTTGAACAGTGCTTGCAGGCCGCCGACCATCGTCCGCGCGGTGGCGGTCGTGCGCCAATAAGGAAAGGGGGCGACGGCGGAGAACTGGAACGCCTGCGCACCCTCGCCGTCGTCGAAGTCGGGAGCCTGCGTCGGGTACACTTCGAGATACCAGCTCTCGCCGTTCTGCTCGACCGTCAGTGTCCCCTTGTGCAGGGGAGCCATGACGTCGAGCATCTTCCGGCGGTTGACTGCCACTGAGCGCAGGATCGAGCCGTTGATCGTGAGGGTGCGTTGCTTGACCGTTTGACTTGAGATGGAGCCCCCCTGCTGCTTGTACCCGGCAGAGACGGCAACGTCGACCGGGAGGCCGCTCGCGCCCTTGATCTCGCTCACCCAGAACGGAGACGACACAGCGAACAGGATCTCGCCGAGGTCGCTCTTGTAGGTGATCTTTGTTTTTTTGTCCATAGGGTCAGAGCCTCCACTTCATGCGGTCGGACAGATCTTCGAGCTTGCGGGTGACTTCGGACGGCGTGTAGCTGTCGTGCGTGTTGACGGTGTTCGTCTGGTAGACGATAACCGTCCCGCCTCCGGCTGCCGCGAGCCTGCCGGTGGCGGCGTTGCCGCCAACGCCCGCGTTGAAGCCGCCGATCACGTTCTGCGCGTCCGCCACAAATGCGGACATATCGTCGTTTGCGTCGGACAGGAACTCGCCGTAGCTGTCGTCCCAGCCTTTTTCCCAGCCCGCGACGGACATTTCGCCGATCCACGCGAATTTCTTCGATGGAGAGTGAATGCCGAGCGCATTCTTGGCGGCGTCGAAAGCCTTTTTCGCAGCGTTCGTCGCAGCAGAGACGAGGCTCCCAATCGCCGAGCCGATGCCGGAGATAATGCCCCGGATAATGTTGCCGCCGATGCTAGACCACTGCACTTGTGTAAAAGCGTTCTTGAAGCTCGTGCAGGCCTGCGCCGCAAGCTGCATAAGGCGGGACGGCATATTGAGCAAGGAGCTCACGAGTGCATTCAAGATCGACGCGCCCGCCGAACCGATCGCACCGATTGCCGCGCGGATCGCGCCGAGTAGCACACTCATTGCGCTAGAACCGAGGCTCAACAGAGCGCCGGGTAGCTGTGCGATAGCGGAGCGGATCACGGAGAAAACGCTTGTACCAGCCGACGCCGCGCTTGCGACCATGCCGCGAACGCCCGAGACGAGACTCGAGATCGCGTTGCTGCCGAGGTTCAGCAGAGCCGAGGGAAGTTCGGCAATCTTGTCGCGCACCGTGTTAAAAATGTTCTGCGCCGCGTTCGATACGAAGCTAACCGCGCCGGAGATTCCCCTGCCGAGTAAGTCGATGATGTTCTTCCCGAGGTCAATCCAGTTGAACGCCTGAAACACGGCGACGATCGCCTCGATAATCGAAGGCAGCGCCGCGATAATGTTCGGAACATTCTGGACGATACCGGCCAGCAGCTTGATGATAATTTGAGCGCCCGCGAGCAGCAGTTTCGGCGCATTGTCGTTGATGAGCCCCGCTATGTTGATAACGATTTGAGGGATCGTTTCGAGCAGGGTCGGGATAGAGGCTACAATTCCGTCGACGATCGAGAGTAACAGGTTTATGCCCGCGTCCACGAACTGCCCAAAATTCGCGCGGAGGTTGCTCGTGAACTGCAATACTTGCGGGAGCACGGTCGAGAGGAATTGCGGGATTGCGGAGCCTGCGCCCTGCGCGAGTTGTCCGATCAGGTCAAGCCCAGCGGTGAACAGGTAGGACGCCAGCCCGGAGACGCCCTGCGCGAGCGTCTGAACGATGGAGACTGCCGATTGAGCAATGAGCCCAGCGTTCGCGGCGAGCCCCTCTCCGAGGGCTTGCAAGACGCCCACAGCGAGTCGCACTACCGTTGGGGCAAGTTCGGCCACTCGCCCGACGACCATCGACAGACAAGAACCGAGCGCGTCCATGAGGCCATCAACACCGCCGGACTCGAACCCCTCTTGCATCTGCGTGATGCAGTCCGTGCCGAGCTGCACGAACTCGCGGAGACTGCCCTGCGCTCCGGCGTAGACAGATTGTGCGAGGCCGTCGAAGGCAGACGACAACAGTGTGACGTCGCCCTCGAGGTTGTCGAGCTGTGTCTGCGCCTGCCCAGAAGCAGAGCCGAGGCCGTCGAACTCGGAGTCAGCACCGGCGAGAGCCTCCGCCCACTCGTTGCACGTGTCGGTGTCCGCTTTGAGCATATTGTCAAAAGCGGACATACCGTACATCGAGAAGATCGTGTTCTCGGCGGCGGCGCGTTGCTTGTCGGTCATGCCGGACATAGCCGCGCCGAGTTCATTAACGACGTCGTTCAGATCGCGGGCATTGCCTGCCTGATCGTAGCAGGACACGCCCAGCGCGTCGAGCTGCTTCTTGGCGTCGCCCGATGCTGTGTACAGATCGACCATCAAGCGGTTGTATGCGGTCGAGGCCTCGCTGCCGGTGATGTTGGCTTTTGCCAAACGCAACAGGGACAACGTGGACGAGTCAACGGTCTGCCCATACTTAGACGCAGCAGCGGCAGAGCCGCTCACGGCCTCGCCCAAACCGGCGACCGATGTGTTCGCAAGGGTCGCGCCCTTGGCGAACAAGTTTGCGTAGTGCGTCGCCTCGCTTGCGGGGGCAGAGAAGCCGGAGAGTGCGCCGGTAACGTAGGTCGCGGCGTCGGCCATATCCATAGCGCCCGCCGATGCCAGATCCAGCACAGGCCCGATCGTGGAGAGCTGATCGTCCACGCTCTGCCCGGCCATGGCCAGAATGTTGAAGCCCTCGGCGGCCTGCGTCGAGGTAAATTTTGTGGTTGCGCCGAGTTCTTTCGCCTTCGCCGAGATCTCCGGGATCTGATCTACGGTCTTTCCCATAGAGGCGGCGACTTGAGACATTGCGGTGTCGAACTCTGCGCCGGATTTTACGGTATACTTTGCAAAGAATCCGATAGCGGTTGTCGCAGCGGCCACAGATGCCGCGACGCCTTTCGCGGCAATTTTGCCGAGCTTTCCCAGATCCTTGTTAAAGCCGTCACCGCTGATAGATGTATCAAACAGCAGAGTACCGTCTGCCATGTATGGATCACTTCGCCTTCAAGTTCAAGAGTGCGGCAGGATCCTCCCCGCGCATAAGCGCAGCGGCGACAGCGTCGCCTTGCACGTCTGCGCGGGAGTCTCGCAGCGCGTAGTATTTCTTCTTCTTGTCGGCGTTTTTCTTTTCCTCTCCCTTGAGCTTGCTCGTGTCAACGCTCCTCCAATAGATCGCCCGCATGATTGCGGAGTCGTCCGGCAGGGCGTCGAACATAGCCCGGAACTTCCACCAATGCAGATAGGGGACGGCGTTCAGGTCGATCTCATAGACGGCCCAAAACGACGCGAAAATCCGCTCGGCGTCTTGATCGTAGTCGTACAGGCGGCGGGGCTTTGCGCCGCTCCGCGCTGTTCTCCGGCTCCGCCTGTCCTCGTCCTTCCCGCACCTAAAGAACCACAGAAGGGACGCCAACGCGGTGCCTTGCGTGGCGGTTGGCGTCCCTTTGTAGATCAGGTTTAGAGCGTTGACGCCCTTTTGCAGGGGTGACAGATCCTCGTCGAGCATGAGCTGCTCGAACAGGATCCAGTAGCGGAAATCCGTCTGAATCTCGACGCCGTCCAGTTTGTCCGGCAGATCGTCGAGAATCAGATTCACGATTTAGCAGCCCTCCGTGCAAGGCGATTCGGGGTGTACTTAGCCTGTACAGCGGCAAGCTCTGCCGCCTGCTTGTTGACGGACTCGCGCAGCGCGTTAAGAATGTCGATGCAGAGCTTGAGACTTTTCTTGCCCTGCATGACCTTCTCGCCGGTTCCCGCACCGAAGATCGCGTCGAGCATTTCCGACGTCGCGTTTGCGGCTTTGGTGTAGCCAGCGCGGATATCCTCGGCGGTTCTCTTGCCCTCCATGTCGGCGCAGATCTTGGCGATATTCTCGGCGCCCTCGATGTAAGAGGGGCCCTGATCTGCGTCGAAGTAGTCGAAGTCGAGCTCGATCGTGTTCAGATTTACCAGCATTTTTATATCCTCCCTGTGTTTTAGCCTGCGTTTGCGGCGGTGAAGGCCTTGGTCTGCGTGTCGAAGAAGCCCTCGACGAACTCGCCGATCTGGTGCAGCGTGCCGGAGACGTTCGTAACCTCGCCGCCGTCGCCGGTCGCAAGGTCAGAGACCTCGACGGAGACGGTGAACTTGCGGGCGGGATAGCCCTTCGTGTCCTTGGTTTTGAACAGCTCCACGCGGACGTATTCGCGCTGCGCGTCCTCGCCGGTCAGACGGTTGCGGCCGATCGCGTACAGATCGGCGATTGCGGCCTCGTCCTCGATGAAGTCGGAATCAAAAGAGAACTCCGGCTTGTAGCCCTTGATGGAGGTAGAGCTCGACGCCTGATTGATGTAGGTCTTTTCGTCGGTCTGCGCGTTGGGACTCTCGTCCAACGTGTTAAAGCCGGTTCCCATCAAGACGAAGCCCTCGCTGTCGGCGGGCTTGAGGTAGTCCGCGATCATGTTGCGGATAACCTGTTTCATGTGGATCCCTCCGTAAAATAGTTTAACTGGACTTGAATTTGATAACGCGCCGTCTTTCCGTCTACGCCCAGCAAATAGGCGGAGGAATTGACGACGACTTCGAGGGGCTGCCCCTCGCTGATCTTCGGATAATTGCCCTCGGTGTTCTGCTCCTCGACCCATGCACACACGGCGTCGAATGTCTCGACGTTCCGTGCCTGCGTCTTGGCGTCTACGGTATGCTGTTCGCGAGAGGCAATAACGAACTGTTTCGCCCGGATCGCCGCGCCGTTGGTGTAGCGCTTGACGATCGGATTCCCCGGAACGCTCTCGACGGTGTAGTCCAGTGCGTCGGGGCCGAGATTGTTTATGCCGAAGATCTTCGCCCTGCGCTTGATCGCGGGGCACGACAGAAAATAGTCGCGTACTTCTTCGATCATTTACTCTTTGCTCCTAACACTTTAGCGACAAACGCCTTGAAATAGGCCAGCTTGTCGGCCTTCATGCGGTCGAAGAACCGCCGCCCACGGTTGGGGCCGTTCTTGCCCATGATGCCGGAAATGTAGTTGACCTTCGCGGCATAGGGGGTGTTGACGTGGATCTCGCCGGAGCCGGGGTGCGTGGCGGACTGCATACTCGCGATCATCATGCTAGTGTCGAGCGGCATATAGGGCTCCATCACGCGCACGACCTCGCTGTCGAGCATGGCCTGCGCCTGCCGAAACTGTGCCGTCCGTTCCCTCGGCATGGACTTACTCCATCGGAGCGTAGCCTTTGTCGTCGTGCCGTTCGCCTTGACGGTGATCTCGGTGTCCGGCGCGGCGTTGACGGTAGGCGCTGCCATCAGATACCCCCTGCGTAGATGTGCGGGACGTTCGTCCCTGTGTTGTCGTGGGCAAAACGTACCTTGCAAATCTCGTCGTAGAGTTGAGGGAGCTCCTCGAGGCGGTGTCCGTCCTCGTCTCTGATTTCGGTGTCTGCCTTGCCCTTGACGATCAGGTCGTCCGGCTGCACCGTCCAGCAGGCGAGCCGATCCTCATCGGAGAGCTCGCGCCAAACGCGCGGCGGGACGTAGCCGTCAGGGTCAGGGACCCGCACGGAGTAGGCGTCGGCTCTTGATGTGCCGGAGCCGTCAGCCTGTGCCGCCGGTCTGCCGTACCAATGGACGGCGGGCAAGTAGTGCCGGAAGGCTCGGACGCTGCCGTCCTGCGCCTGCACGACGTTGTAGATCGTCGCGTCGGTGTTGGTCGTCATGCGTCCAGCCCCCTGCACAACAGATTGACGCCCAGATCAGGGCGGAACAGATACCGGCGGAGCACATCGTCGATCGCTCGGCTCTGTGCCCCGGCGGGGTCTGCTTTGACGGTGTACGAATAGCCGTCGATGGACTCACTTGCAAGCCCGCCTACGGCGTTTTTGTAGCCGTCGAGGATCTCTATCAGCTCACACTCTGCAAGCCCCAGAGAAGCCCGCATTTCGGGCGGTGCGGAGTCTGCGCGGTGGAGTGTCTTGTAGTCGATCAGGCTCGCGGCTTTCACCGCGTAGATCGTGTACTGCTCCTCGGTGAGCTTGCCGCCTGCGCTCTGGTACTGCTCGTAGGTGCTGTACATAGAGAGCCTCCTCTCGGCTTAGGCTTCGGCGTGCTTGCGGACGCGGACGAGTGCCTTGTTGGTGACGCGGTAGCCGACGTTCATTTCAACCTGTGCCTTCGTACCGACGAAGTCCTCGGAGTCGCGCAGGCGGGCAGCCTCGAAACTGTCGATGATGGACAGCGCACGGTGGTTGTACATGATGTAGTCGACCTTGGAGAAGTCGACGGTTTTCAGCGTCCCGGCGTAGTCGTAATACTTGCCGGAGGCCTCGGCCAGCATTGCGCACTCGATAAAGGTCATGCCGAGCCACTGACCGACGCGGCCGGTGAGGGTGATCTGCTCGTTCGTGTTCGGGGTGAACTCGGAGCCCGCCTGCTTGAGGATCATGGCGTAGTAGTCCGGGGAGCACAGAACGACGTCGGCGCTGCCCTTTGCCTTGACAAGCTCGGCGCGGACGTCGACGGCGTCCTTCTTGGGATCGGTGACGGCGGTGGTCGCGGTGGAGGCCGTGCCTTCGTTGACGAGGCAGGCAACGCCCGCGATCTGACGACCTTCGCTGCACTCCTGAATTGCGAGAGACAGATTCTCGTTGCCCAGAGCAACGCCGACCTGTGCAGCCTGCACGTTGTAGATCTTCTTGGACTTCTGGAAGTTGTTGTTCAGCAGGATCTGGATCAGATCGTCGCCGGTCTCCTCGTCGGTGAAGCTGCGACCGGGCTTGCCGGGGGCGACGGCGGAAGTTTTCAGTTTGTGGACGAAGATGCCGCCTGCGGGCCCGGTCTGGTACTGGTCGGTACAGGTCGCACCGGGCACGAAAACGGAAGCGTAGAACAGGTTCGGCTCCAGAATCGGAGAATACTTCTCGTCTACGTTCTGCGTGTTGATAAGAACAGCCATTTTGTAACACTCCTTGTGTTATTTCTTGTAGAAGGGGTTGTTTGCGTAGATCGCATCGAGAACCTCTTTGTCGCTGCCGTGAGGCTGCGTTCTGCCGTTCGAGCCGGTCGTAACGCGGAAACTGCCGTGCTGCTGCGTCTGCTTCTCGTCCTCCTTGACGTCATAGAGGGACGGGTGCGCCTTCTTGGAGGCCTCGATCTGATCGTTCAGGCCGATCACGTTCTCGCCGTCGAGCTTGAGCTTGGAGGCGTCAAGCGCCATAAATGCGAGATCGGGATCTTTGCACCCTGCGCCCTTGAGAGCGCCGAGCGCTGCATTCTTGAGGAGAATCGCGTTGACTTTGGCGTCGGCCTCGGCCTGTGCTGCCTCCGCCTTGGTTTTCCACTCGGGATCGTAACCGGCCAGCTTTTTGTCGGCTTCTTCCTTGCTGCTTTTCAGCGTGTCGCGTTCCGTCACGACCGCGTCGAACTTGCCCTTTGCAACGTACGAACCGTCGGCAAGGTTGCCAATCTTGATCTCTTTCTGCGCGTCGAGCGCCTCCGTGAACTGATCGTAGGTCACGGCTTTGGATCCGTCAGCACCGAACAGGGGTTTCAAAAACGAATAGTCGGCCATAGCTTTTCTCCTTCTCCGGCGTCGATTTGGCTTGTATATCCGGGGCCTCTCCCCGGTGCGCCGTCCCTCTCGTTTAAGCCTCCTGAGGGCGGAGGAAATAAAAAAAGAGCAGACCTTTTCGGTCTGCTCATAGGGTAGCATATTATAGGGGGGTCTCCGTTGGCGGGTTTTACTTATCGGTTGTTCGGGTCTCGCGGCAGGGGATCAAAAAGAAGGTCGGGGTCGTAATGGCCGAAGTGCTCAATCTGCCATGCCTTTTCTTCTTCCTCGGCTTGTACATTTAACGCCCGCAAGCAGTCCTTGTCAGCTCGCAGGGCCGGGTCGGTTTTGATTGCTTCCAGCATCTTCCCGGAATGATGTAGATTCATGTATTCGTCTTTTGTCATTTTGGCAAGCCCTCTATATATGCGTACAGTTTGGGATCCTTTTTTTTCAGCAACCACGGCTCCGTATAGTACGCACGGTAGCCCTCGCTGAAATAGTCTTTTAGTGCGGAAAGATCAATTTCGGTTGCGCCAGAGTTACCGCGTCTATAAAGCCGCCCTTGATACTCGGATATGAATTTTTCGCTGTTCAGGCGGTGAATCGGTGCGGTGAAGGTGGTTTCATCATACACTACTTTGCTCAAATCTGCAAGGTCAATCCCATCTGCGCGGATAGAAATATACTCCGGGTCTTTCCAGACCTTGCAGGCACGTTCCAGCGCGTGACCGTACTCGTGTATAACGTCTCCGACTTTTCTGGATTCGGAGACGACGATTTCCTTCGTGAAGGGGTTGTAGTAGCTGCCGGTTTTGTCAGCGCTCACAGACACGCGGCTGATCTGTGTCTCGGCAAGCTCCCTCTGTGTAGCAGGCAGAACGGACAGCTCCTTGTAAATGCTCTTGCGGTCGCTTTCCTTTACGCTGTCGGCAAAATTGAGCTTTTGGAGAGAGCCGGAATATGTAGGGCGGGACTGTGCAACGGTGATCCGCTCCGGGTTTGGGCTGCGCTGCTGGTTCTGCTTGCCGCCGCGCTCGCGGAAGTAGTCGCGCCGGAGCCCTGTCTGCGAGCAGAAATCGCGCTGCTTTGCCTGCGCGTCCCGGAGCTTGGCTTTTACCTCGGAGGCATCCTGCCCGGCTCCTTCAAGCCCTGCCTGTTCCCGCTTTAGGGCGCGGATCTCGCGCTCGTTTGCTCGCTGTTTCTGCGAGGCGTCGTACAGGCTCATTTGTTTCCCGTTATATTCCACGGTCTTAGAGTTGATTTCTCGGAGATCCTTCTCCGTGTAGGCTGGCTTAGAGATACCCTCGAAAAACGGTCCGAACGAGTGGCGGCAGTTCCACCCGCCGAGACCGTCGCCTGATCCGTAGCCGGTCGTCTCGACGAAGTCCTTGTATTTCCGGCTTTTGCCGGAGCGGGAGTATATGCGCCCCTGCCATTCCGCGTGTGTAGGTCGTGCGCCGTAGTGCGCCGATACCTCGACGAGATCGCAGCCGAACTCGTCTGCCCGCGCGTCTTGGATCTTGAGTGCCGTCTGATTGACGCCGGTCAGAACAGCCCGGCGGACAGCAACGTCCATGTAGTCGACGTGTCCCGTCTGATACTGCACAGTGGCGAGACCGTTCTTCGCAAGGTCGAGGACGGCACCTTTGACCGCCTGCTGGTAACTCATGCCGCCGGACGTAACTTGCATATAGGCACGATCGAGCGCGTCCTCAAACTGCCGCGTCGCAGTGTTGGCGGTCGTGCGCGTGAGGTTCTGAAACGTGCCGAGGGTCTTTTTGTAACCAGCCCAGATTAGGGCTTGCAGAGCGGGGCTTTTGGCGAGGGGGTGAGGGCTATATCCGGCGAGGCGGTAGACCTTATCGTCGGAGCCGAGCGCGGTCGAGCAACCTGTGTTTAATATGGCTATGATCTCGCTCTTGCTTTTGCCGGTCGTCTCCGCCAGGCGCTGCACGATGTAGTCCCGCTCTGCGTTGATTGCTTCGAGCTTTTGCAGCTCCCACATAGTCGTGTATGACCCGAAATCCATCTTCGAGATTCGACGTGCCATATCCGCGATTATGTCCTCTTGGAGCTGGTCGTATAGCTTGCGGATCGTCGCTTTGTCTGCGATCTGCGCGAGCTGCTCCGGCGTGAGCATGGTTTACTCCTCCAATCCGAACGTGATCCCCGCCTCCGGCTCCGGCATATATGCGAGAGCTTCCTCGTCGCTGCACCCGAAATACCACGAGATCAGCTTCTCCGGCTTGAGATAGCCGCCGTCGACCAGCTGCTTTCTCCGCCCAAACTCCGTCCCGGTATCCTCGAACACGGAGTCGCCGAACGCGACGGACGGTTCCACGTCGCCAGCCGGGGCAAGGTCGCCGAGGGTGGCGTAGACGTTGTAGATGTAGATCACGTCCTCGAGCCCCTGCTTGAGCCCGCGATCCTGTATCGACTTGATCGTCGAGTAGGTATCCCGGTCGTCGCTCGTGACCTGTGTCGCGGTCATGCGCCCGGTGCGCACGTCGAGGGTGAACGTGCCCTCGGTAAACCCGCATTGCCGCTCAATGAGGCGGAGCTGCACGTCGATTGCCTTTTGATAAGCTTCGACGCGGATCTCCGGCGTGTAGTCGTCGAAGGGCTTACCGCCCTCGCCGGTGTCGAGCACGAGGTAGAGATCGGTCGTCAGATCCTTGTACTTGACCGGGCGGAAATTCGGAGAGTCCGGCAACGTGGCGGAGAGCGCGTCAGGCGTGACGATCCGCTTGCGCTTGCCGGTGTGGATCTCGTATAAAAGCTCCGTGTAGATGCGGTCGAGCTCCTCGAAAGCGTCCATAGAGTTTGCATACATGGAGACAGGGAGCCGGGATGTGTTGTCGACCGTGTTCGCCATGGGCATTTTGAGGACAGCGAACAGCGGGCGGTCGAGCCCCTCGATCTTCGTGTCCTCCTCGAGGTCTGCCCACTCCGGGACGAGGTGATAGTTGAAGCTGCCCTTCATTGTGCCGCGCTCGTCGTAGTACGCCTCGTTATGAATATAATAGCCGTCGGCTCTCATGTCGTGGAACTCCACGCGCACGACATCGCGGCCGTTGTAGGTCGCGTAGTCGGTGAAGTAGCAGGCCTCGACCTCTTTCGCGGCGTTGATCCGCGTCGGGTAGAAGCGGTCGGCGGTGACGGCGTCGCACAGGATCCGGCCGTTGTGTATAAACGGCTTGAGCACGACCTCGCCGCCCGCCGCTGCTGTCTGCACGTTGTTGTGCAACTCTGGCAGAACATAGCGGGCGACCTGCTGCTTGACGAAGTCAGCCCGCGCTCCTGTGCCGGTGCTGATCTCGAGCTCCTCCGTGGCAAGGGTCGCAGCAAAGTTCGTGATGAAGATCGCGGCGCGGGTCTTGCTCACAGGGTAGCCGTCGTGCACGTCCTCGCCGTAGAGCAGTCGATACCATGCTGTAATAGCGTTCGCCATGCGGTCAGAGATCGCCGTGTTGCGGCAGTCAGCCGCCGCCGTCCGTTGTGTGTACATTCCGAATAGCCTCCCGATGGTCTGAATCAGTCTGTCGATAAACATTATGCAACGCTCCTCGCGTATTTCTTGAGGTCTTTCTCGAAGCTATACTCGAAGCTGTCGAGGGAGTCGATGTCGCTTGTGCCATTGTCGAGGCGCTCGTCGTGGCCGAGCTTTTTCTCGTTCCAGACTGCTGTCTGCAATGCAGCGTCGAGCGTCTCGCAGTCGGCAAGGTTGATAAAGAACCGTCCCGAGCTCATAAGCGCGGTCGTCGTACGGATCCGATCGACGATCTCCCGCTTGAGCGAGTCCTTGACCGGAAAGTCGAGCCGATCCTTGAGTCCGTTCTTTAGGGTCTGCTCGGCGCTGTCTGCGTAGAGTGCGCGGATCGTCCGAGATCCCCGGCAGTACGTTTCCCGGACGTAGCGGACGAAGCTCTCGGCCCATTCGTAGAGTTGAATCGGGTTTGTGTCCTTTGCGGGGAGCCTGCGCGAGGCGAGGACGGTTATCTTCGAGTAGTCGTATTTGAGCCCGGTCGCCGTGATGGAGTGTGCTGAGCCATTGCCGCCGAAGTCGAGGCCGAGCTGTATGTAGTCGTAGTCCGCGCACCCATCGTCCCGGATCTCGTTGCCGTCGGCGTCCAGCGGGGCAAGGTGCACGGAGCATCTCTCCCGGCGGTCGGAGTAGACGCGGTAGATCGCGCCCTCTGCCACGACCCACAGCCCGAGGATCATGCGCTGATAAAATACGCCCTCATAGTCTTTCTTGATCTCCTTGACGTACTCCGGGTCGAGTGTCGTGTTGTCGTCTAGGAGGAAAGTGTAGACACCGAGGTCGATCGGTTGTGCGGTCTTTGGCCGGTTGATGTAGTTCTTGTAGAGCCAGTGCATCGGCGTGTCCGGATTGGTCGTGGCGATCAGCTTCGCACCCGGTGCGGACAGGCGGGCGAGCAGCTGCGCGAAAAAGTCCTCGGTGAACAGGGTCAACTCGTCACAGTAAGCGCCGAACAGCGTCAGGCCTCGGATCTTATTCTCCGCGCGGACGTCGTTGCAGCCCTCGAAATAGACCGTCCGCCCGAACAGCGTCCCGCGCTTGGCCTTTGCGTTGTAGATGAAATTGCGCCGCCCCACGAGGGCTTGCAAGGGGCGCAGGCAGTTCCGATCGAGTGCCTCGATCGTTTTACCGCACATCATGTAAACGCCGTCCTTGGGGCGCGTAGCCACCCAGAACGCCCAGATCACGAGGGAAATCCACGTCTTGCCGGATCGGACAGAGCCGGAGAGGATCGTGTAGCGGTGGAGCTTGCCCTGCGCAAAGAGCCGGAGAAGCGCCGCCTGCTTTTTCGTGTAGCCGATTCTCACTCGCCGCCGCCTCCGATCTCACGCAGTGCGGCGATCAGGTCGTCCAGCGAGCCGGAGTCGTTTTCCGCCTCGGTAGCGGAGAGAATGTCCTTGATCGCCTTCGCGCTGTTGGCGATTTGTTGGAGCCCCTTTCGGTCTATGATAGCCTGCACGGTTTGGAGGTCTACGATCTCTCGCTCCACCTCCCGGCGGATCGGTTTTCCGTCGTCGTCCTCGGCGAAGGCAGACGTCTTGACCTTCTCCGTGTGCTTCACGGTCAGCTGATCCAGTTCATCGAGCGCCCGCTCGGTCTTATCCATGAGCCTGTCTGCAATACGCAAAAGGCGGGAAACTCGTCCCGCCTCGTCCTTCGCTACGATTTCCGCCGTTTTTTGTGCCGTTTTTTGGGCGATTTCGTGGTGCTGTTCGTCACGCATGGCGACCCAGCCCTCGCGCCTTGAACGGTCTCGGAGCGTAGTCAACGGTATATTGTGCTTTTCGGCAAGTCCACGGAGCCCGATGTCGGTCGATATGTACTCGTTCCGAATGGCGATCCAGTCCCGGACAGGCTTCCCGGCTTTCTTGCCGGTCGGCTTGGCTTTGCTCACAGCGCCCCAGCCTCCGCCCATGCGCGATAGAGCTTCGGCCCCTGCCGGGCGATCCAGTCTACGAGCTCCTCATTCTGTGCGTAGTCGCTCTCGCAGCCGAGGCCAGACTCAAAGAAAAATGCGTGTACAATCTCGTGCCGGGTCGTTGCCTTGCGGATTGCCGACCAGTCGGATACGTTCATCGGGTCGTCACTGTCTGCAAGGTCTCGCCGCACAACGATCTCGCGGGTGCTCTCGTCCGTGTAGCCTTGACAGTGGTTCAGCGTCGCGTCGTCCTCCGGGTTGAGATAGTGGATCGTGTATTCCTCGCCCAGCACGGAGACTGTGCTCTTTTTCGGTTCCATGGTTTGCCCTCCTCGCGTTTTGTGGTGGCGCACGGTCGCCCTCGTGCAGGCTCGCCGCGCATATAAAAACCAAACCCCCGGCGCGTTTGACGCCGGGGGTAAGGAGAGAGGAACGAAGAAGAAAACGCCCATAAACTTCCCCGCCCGATTATGGTATCACAGAATAGGGGGGTCTCCGTTGGCGAGTTGCCAGACCGGGAGCGTTTTTGCAAGGGTCTCGTATACGGCCTTGACCCTCTTTGCAAGCCCGGACGGGTCGATCGGGCAGTTCGTGCCGTAGGTGCGATACGCGACGCTCGGGACGGTCTCCCGCGTCGTGATCGCCTCAAAGAGCGCCGTCGCGTAGATACCGCCGCAGCTCTGGACGGCGTCGTCGATGATCCGCTGTGTCTCCGGGGATAGTCGCTTGTAGCTCGTGCAGATGCCGTAGATCGTGAGCTGCTCCTCCTCTGTCAACCCGAAGCGCGGGCCCGAGTGAAACTTCATGCGCCTGCTCCTTCCCACAGCGGGCAGTAGGTAGCCTTTGCCGTGTCGACCGTGCCGAAGTGCGGCTCGAGGTCGTGCTTTTTCAGCCACTCGCGGAGGACGGATTGCAAGCCGCTGTGAAGCTCTTGCAGATCCTCGCGGGTCACTTTGCCCAGCTCCTCGACCCAATCGTCTGCGGCGTCGTCTGCCGCCTCATACGCAGCAGAGCAGAGATCATCGAGAAGCCAATGCTCGCCGACGTCTGGATCCCACGGAGTATAGGGGGCGACGGCGACGTATTCGCCGGGCGTAGGGTAGTAGCCGTGGTTGTCCCGCCACACGAGCCGCGCGTCCTCTACGGCCGCCTCGACGGTGTCGAAACAAGCCTCCCACGTCTCCGAGGAAATGTCCGGGAGCATATCGACGACGCCGTCGATCGTCCCGTTCGGTACGCTGCGGGGATTGTGCAGCGTGTACGCATATTTAACAGGCTTACTCGTCATAGTTGAAAACCTTCCTCCTTTTCGGTTCTGCTTGTTTTTCTGCCGGGATAACTTCGACCGAGCGAATCCTGATCCCGAGCGCTCTCGCGAGCAGCTTCAAGTCGCGAGCCTCGCTCTCGTTGAGCCCGGCTCGCTTGGCCTTTGCCTTAATCTTCATCGGTCACGCCTCCATTGAAAACGCAAACCATGCTCGGGAACGGCGCGGCGTTCTTGCTGTCGCCGAACTTGAGCCGCCCCTTGACGAAGCGGATCTCCGCTTGCTGGTATATGTAGTCGTGAAACCATTTCGTATCTGTGCGAGCGGGTAGTAGCATAACGACGAGCCCCCCCCTCGTGGCCGTGTCGTGAGCCTTCTTGACCCACTGCCCGATCTGCCGACCGTAGGGAGGGTTGCACCAAACAACACCCTCCCACGGCTGCGCGAGTCCGTCTTGCTCTGGCGTGTAGTACGTCTTGCACTTGGCGTTCTCCGGCAGGGCGCAGGCGTCCAGCGTAAAGCCGAACTCGGCGTCGAGCCGATCGAAGAAGTCTTTCGGCGTTGCCCATAAATCGGTTTTACTCGAAAACATGGCCTCTGTGTTCATTTCGTCCTCCAATTCCGGGACGGATCCGGCTTGAGCTGGATCCTGTGTCCCTTGCTGCGCTCCGCAATGCGGGAGCCTATTGCCTCGTCAATGCGGATCAGGTCGTCGAGGAGCTTCTCGGTCGATATGATCGTGTAGAGGCTCTCGTCGTTGTAGCGGTAGTTGATAAGCTCGAAAGCGAGATTTAGATCGCCCTGCGTCGGCCGCTCCGCGCCCTTGAACAGGTCGTCGATATAGAGCGCCGGTACGGATTTGAGCTCACTCATAAGGGCGACGCCCTCCGGCTCGTTGAGCGACGCCTTGATCCGGGCGCTCTCGTCTCTCCACAGCATATACCGCACAGGATAACGTAGGGACAGCTCTTGCAGGATCGCCGTGCAGATGTGCGTCTTGCCTGCGCCGGGCTGCCCGCCCGCGAAAAACCAGCCCGCCGGGGCTGCCGCGTACTTCTTGGCGACGGCGAGGATCTGTCGATTCCAGTCGTCCGGCGTCTGGTAGGTATCGAAGGTCATGCGCCGCATAGCCGAGCCGAGACCGCTCCGATCCAGACGGCGGCGAGCTTTCCGACGCGCCATGCAGTCGCAGTTGACCATCACGGGCCCGGCGTTCTCCTCGTCGTAGCGGTAGTAGTAGCCGCGATTTAGGCATTTCGGGCAGTCGATGCCGTCGCCCAGCGCACCGGGGGCGCTGTTCATTCGGTCGACGAGGTGGCGTTTCCATTCTTCGTCCGTCATGTCGTGCCGGGGTTGGATCCCGGCTTTAGACAAAACCGTCTGTAATGCTTGTACCATTGCTCGGTGTGCCTCCCTTCGGTTGAGGGCCGCATCCATCATCGGCCTCCCACTTTCGGATAGCCGCTTTCCAGTCCTTCATAGGATTGCGGCCAACCTTCCAACCGATAGACTCGTAGTGCGCATACCACCTGTCGACGTTGACTCGGTTGTTGCGCTCCCTGCAATAGGCTCGAACATCTTCGATAGATTTCGGGCGAGCCTCGCGCGTGCTCTCTCTCTTATTCTTACTTGTATTATTTAGTATTGTATTATTCTCTTGCCGGTTTTTCGGGGGAGGGTTTAACAGATTTTCGGGGGAGGGCTCCCCCAGAATTTCGGGGGACTCCCCCAGATTATCGCCATAGGGCGCAAAGTCCAGACAGTACGGAGTGATCCGGCGCTCTTTGACGCTGTTGTCAGGATTGCGGATCACGTCGATCTTGATGTAGCCGCACGTCTTGAGGTTTGCAAGCCAGCCCTGCAAAGTCGTGACCGATACGCCGTACAGGGTGCGGAAATATGTATTCGTCGCGTAACAGTAGCCGGTGTTGTTCGACAGCGCCATGATCTCGGCAAAAAAGATCTTCTCTGCGGCCTTGATCCGCCTGTCGTCCAGAACCGCCGCCGGAATGAGCACGAACTGCCGCGCTCTCGCGCACTCGTTCGGTACAGGATATTCTTCAATCTGCATACTGTACCCCCCTTAGAACGGCAAGTCGCCCTCGTCCTCGATCTCGTCGTACTGCACCGTGGGCTCATTGTAGGAGCTGCCCGCCGGGACGGAGTTCGATCCGCCGCCGGTGCTCTTGGATCCTGCAAAGTTGGCATTGCTGGCGACGATCTCGATCGCGGTGCGGTTGTTGCCGTCCCTGTCCTTGTAGGTGCGAGATTGCAGGCGTCCGTCAATGGCGATCAGACTGCCCTTCTCGAAATACTTGCACACGAACTCCGCCGTATGCTCCCACGCGACGACCGGGATCCAGTCGACGAGATCCTTCCCGCTGGCGTCCTTGCGCCCGCGCGAGCAGGCGAGCGTAAACGAGGCGACGTTTTTCCCGGTCGTGGTCTGCCGAAGCTCCGGGTCGCGGGAGAGCCGCCCCATAATCGCAATTACGTTAAGCATTTTCTGTCCTTTCTGTCGGGAGATAATTCGTCCCGAACTTGGCTATAAACCCCTCGACCGTGTCGCCGGTCTCGTCGAGATATTTCTGCTCGCCGATCTCGTGTAATAGCTGCATACGGTCTGGGTTGAAGTGTACGCCGTCCGGCGGCTCGTTGTGGCAGTGATGGCACAGATCCACAACGAGGCCGTAGCGCTCGGATAGGGAACGGTTCGCCCCTCCGAAAATGTGATGTCGTTCGAGGTGTCTCACTTTACCGCACAAGTAGCATCTTCGCATTGCCACAGGCTCAAAAGCCGATCCACCTCCTCCGGGGATTTTGTCTCGATGCCGAGGGCTTCGGCGTCCTCGATCAGATCGTCGAGGAGCCGCCCCATCTCGGCGCGGTCGTAGGTGCTGGATCCGTAGTAGAAGCAGACCTCGTCGTAGTCGTCGCCGGTGCGGTGGCCGAGTGGTTCAGCGATCCAGCCGACGCCGATCCGCTCCCAATGCTTGCAGGAAAACTCGACAGCAGCAGCGGAAACGAGCCGAATCTCAAACGTGCCGACGCGCCGGATCGCCTCTCGGTATATATCCTCTTTGGCGACCGGGGCGTTCTCTGTGCTGATTTCTACGGCGATCTTTTCGCACAAAACCCAGCAATAGGCGTTAGCGGATAGACTGCGTCGCTCTACGAGCCGCTTGCAAGATGCCGTGAAGGGCTTTTCGCCGTCTAGCATATCCAACAGCCTGTACGCCGCCGACTCGCTGGAAGGGCGCATTTTGAGGCACAGGAACAGGCCGTCGCGCTCGCGGGAAAACCGGCCGTCCGTGAACTGGATCTCGATCATAGCGTCCGCCAGCTTTCGCGGAGACGGCGTGTCCATTCGTCCGCCACAGCCTGCGCCTCGTCGGGGTCGGTGAACACTTGGTGACCGAGGGCGCTCTCATGCACCCAGACGGCAGAGCCGCCGGGAAAACGGAGCCACAGCTGAAACGGCGGGCCCGCATAGTGGGCGGCGTATAATCCGCGCTGTACCTCGTACTGTGCGGAGGAATAGCCCTGCGTCCAGACGTAGCGCACATAGTAGACGGTGCTGCCGAGGTTAGGTCGTTGTATCTTCATTCTGTGCCTTCTTTCGTTCCTTCCAGCAGGCAACGCACAGGCCGTCGAGGGTTTTCTGCGCTTCCTCCGCCGTGTACTTCTTGCCGTTCTGGATCACACCCTGTAATGGGCGGCCGCACTTGCGGCAGACGAGGGGAGCCGCCGGGGGCGGTGCTGCCGGAGTCGTGTCCGCCGTGTACTTCGTGGCGTCTGCCTGCCAATAAATATCCGCACCGACGCCGAGCGCCTTTGCAGCGACGGAGAGCGCGTCCGTTAGGGCCATTTTATAGCACTCGTCGGAGCAGTTCGGGCCGCTGCGCTCTTTCGCGCAGAACATCGAGCCGCCGGTGCCGGGGATAGGATCCGACCACGCGCCGGTGCGCTTATCGAGAAAATAGAGGTTGATGTCAACGAAAGCGGCAGTCTCGCCGGTCTGTTCGCATGGCTCGAGCCATTTTTTGACGATCTCGTATTTCCAGCCAATGCCGCAAGGCCCGAAAACTTCGGTCAATGCCTTGATTCTCCACATGGGGTTGATCTCGGTCTTGCCTTTGAGCCGACCTCCGGTGATCGCCCGCTGCGCGTTCTCCGGCACAGAGCGGAACGCCTTGTAGAGTTCGAGATTCTTCTCGTCCATAGTCCTGCTCCTTTACTTGATCTGCAAGTTGAACGACCGCTTGACGGTCGCGCCGGGGATCACGAGCCCGGCTTTGAGCGCGGCCTTGAGTTCTGTCTTGGACAGCTCCGGCTCCTTCCACTTGAGGAGCTTGTCGGCGTCAACGGCGACGCCGCCGATCGCTTCGCCCTCGTGAGCCTGAATCCACAGGACGACGCTCTCCACGTCCGGCACGTCCACGGCCTCGCTCGCGCGGTAGGAGAGGACGTTCCGGGCGGTCTCGAACTTCTCCGGCTTGACGCCTTCCCCGGCGGAGTCCTTGAGGCAATGGTCGATATACGAGGCCAGCCGTGCCGCCTCGTTCTCCTTGACCTTGCGGCGGGCGGCGAGTACCGCCTCCTCCGCCTTGATCTCCTTCGCCTCGGCGATCAGCCCCTTGTAGGCACAGGCGCAGTCGTCCAGCTTATCGGCGAGCAGGCCTTCCAGCCCTTCGAGGGTGTCGGCGAAAGCCTCCTCCGGGATCTCGCCCGCATCAACGGCGGCGAGGAACTGCTGCATAGTTGCAGAAATTTCATATAATGTCATGGCGTTTTACCTCAATTTCTGCCCACATTTCGGGCATTTCGTTTTGTATCTGCTGCCGACCGTCCCGAGGACGGCGCAGCACGTCTGGCAGATCCACACGCCCGGGCCAGCGAGCGACAGCTGCACAAGCGGCTCGGGGGGGGGATTTCTTGCAAAAGGGGTCGTAGTCTGGATCGCCGGGCTCAATCGGCAGTAGTGGAGCTGTCTCGGGTAGGTACATACTCCGTCCCACCTTCCTGTTGGTAGTTGTGGATCAGGGTGTCGAGACAATCTTGCTGCCACGCTTGCACGTTCTTATAGCCGAAGTAGTCGCAGATCTTCGGCAGGGCGGCGGCCGTGGCGTTGTCTACGCGCAGGCAGATCCGCCGGGTCTTGCGGTGGCGGTCTCCCTTGCGGCGGTCAGGCTTGCGGGGACGCACCGGGACGCGGGTCTCCTCCGGGATCTCGATTACTTCCGGCTGAATAGAGGGGAAGGCGATCTCGTCGAGGGTGTAGAGGTCATACAGCGGGCAGTCCAGCGCGGACAGGAGCACGCCCATCTGCGCGGGCGTCGGCAGGCAGATCCCACTCTCCATCTTGGAGTACAGCGCCACGTCAACGCGCGGCTCGACTTCCTTCATCTTGGCGACGACTTGCGGCTGCGTGAGCCGCCGGTCGAGGCGAGTGTTGCGTAGATTCATAGCTTGCTCGCCTCCTCGCGGCTAATGTACTCAAGGCCAAAAATATGGTGAGCCCTGTATGTGATTGACACCTCAACATAGGGGCGCTCTTTGGAATAGTGAACAGTAGAGAGATCAATAGGCAGATTGAAAAGCGCACCGAAAAATCGCACGTTTTCAGCGCCGAGGTGGATCTGCGGAAACTCGCTCCAGCAGTTCGTAACATCGAGACAGGTGTAGGTGACTTCCTCCGGGCGGAGCGCATTGTCCAGAATGTGGAGCTGATCGGCATTGTCGATCACGCGGTCGAGCCACTCCTTCGGCTCCAACTTCTTGATTTTGGTGTTTTCCATAGTTCAGCCCTCCTCGTTCAGCGGCATTGCACCGGGAGCCATGGCTTGCAGCTCTGTCTTGATCTCCGCGAGCCGCTTGTTCAGCCCGTCGGCCTCGGCCTCCAACGCGCAGGCGCGGGCGGCGGTCTCCGTCATGTCGCGGAACAGCTGCAAGCCGCCGAGGTCGTACAGCTTGGCGGTGGTGGGTTTATCGGTACAGGCGGGGTGATAGTTGTACACAGGCTCGACGATCTTGTGATAGTCGTCCTCTGTGATCGGGCGCTTCGCAAGCGCGGTGAATTCGGAATACATCATAGGTCTTTACTCCTCTCTATTGCCCGCCAGCAGAACACCGGCGGCGTGGTTGGCGGTCAGCGCAGCGCCGGCCATGTAGCAGGCGGCGGGGACCCCGACGCCCTCGGCGATCCCGACGATCGAGGTCAGGAACACGAGGCCGCACACGGTCAGCACCAACTTTGCGGCCTGCCGCTTGAAATCGCGGCGCGGGTGATGTACAATAGAGACGCGAGGTTGTGCAATTTCGCGTCTTTTGCCGTTCGGGTGTTCCAGCACCCGGGCGGCTTCTTTGTTTTGGTTCATAGCTTTTCTCCTTTGTAGGTGTTCGAGTGGGTCATTTCGTCGAGCCATGCGTAGGCTCCGGCGCGGAAGATCTGCAAGCGGCGTTTGTGCTTGCCGTCGGCAGGCAGACCGAAGGCGAACGGGTATTTGCCCTGCACGATCATTTCGGCAATCGTTTCGGGGTCTGCCGGGACAAAGTTGCCCTTGAAATACTCGCACAGCTCTTGCAAGGTCATGGTCGGGTGCAATGAGCGGTTGTCGGTCCACTCCTTGGCTGTTTGCATGAGTTCCTCCTCGTTACTTCGTGAGGCACACGATGATGTGCAGGACGAGTGTGACGCAGTAGAGCGTCCAACAGCCCACACCCACGTGGAGGTATAGGCAGAGAATCAAAAGAAGGATGTAGATAAAAGTCATTGATGGTAGACTCCTTTCTTAGGTGTGCGGGATAGTGCGGCGGGCGTCCTCGAAGGCGCGGAGATCGTCGTCGGAAATGCGATACTCGCGGCCGATCTTGACAGCGCCGAGCTTCTTCTTGCGGATCCAGTCCCAAACGGTAATGACCTCTACACCGTAGCGGGCGGCGACGTCCGTGCAGGTGTGCAGTTCTGCCATAGTGAGACTCCGCTCTTGTTTACGGCAAGTTTCATGGAATCGACCCCACTTTCAGAAACTTGTGATTCATATCCCTGCTGTGGTACAATAGCAGCGGGAAGGAGGTGATCAAATGCCCGCTGAAATGTTTATCCTGAATCAGGGAATTAAAATGAGAATTTTTCGTGATGACCAACTTATTGCGGAAGAACCCGGCTTGCCGAATCATGAAAAGTCTACTCACCGTGCCTATATCGGGTTCTTGCCAAATTGCGATGTGCGAACCGGAGACATTGTGGTGAATTCATCAGACAACAAATATTACGTTATTGACGTAGATACGGCTTACTTTGGGGGGCGGCCCAATCAAGTTAAAGCATTTTACTTGACGGAAGCGGAGTATGTCGCCAAGCAGAAGCAGGCACAAGGCAGCGTGTTCAATATTGAAAACGCTTACGGATCAGTTATCGGCAGCAATAACGTGGCGACAATCAACTATCAGACAAGCATATCTGAAATTCGGCAGCGTGTAGAAGATGAAAGCGCTCCGGATAAAGAGCAGATGGAAAAACTGCTTGACTTGCTGCAGATGATTGCAGATGGAGTGGTTCCTCCGCAAAAGGGATTGCTTTCTAAGTTCTCTGAAACGATGGAACGTCATTCTTGGCTGTCAAGCGCTGTTGCATCTACGTTTTTAACGTGGTTGACGCAGTTTCCACGCTAA